TGTGGCTGTGGCTGTGCTTGTGCCTGCGGTGTTTGAGTTTGGCTGGATTTTCTTTCCTGAGCTCTTTTTGCTTGTTCTGCTCTATCCGCCTCTACCGCAAGAGTAGCCATTTCTTTTTGTGCTTTTACGGCAGCTTCTGTATCACCTATTTCCATAGCTGCTCGTAAATTAGATTCTACCTGAGCCATTTGAGATTCTACGCGACCACTATATTGATCCACATAGTTTGTATCCATTTGAGTCAGTTTTTGAGTTAAGTTTTTGTTTTCTTGGTCTTTTTGTTTCGCGAAGTTAAGGGCTTCTTCGGCGTTTTTTTCGGCTTCCCGCATTTTTTTGGTGAGCCTGTTAATACGTTTTTGAGTTTTGTTTTCAGCTTCCTGAAACTCGTCATTAGACTCTCCAGCTTTTTCCTCAACTGAAGTATCCACATTTTCCTGCGGTTCTTCGACAGTAATTTCAACATCTTCGGCCTCCTTTTGGTCTTCAATGTCTAAATTGAGTTGTTCTTCTTTTTTTGGATTGTTCATTTGCTACCTCTAATAATGTAATATGTCTTCCGGGTCCAAAATCTTTGCTAAAACTTCATCGTCATTCAATATTCGTACTTCACCACCATCTATCTTAAACCTTGACCCCGCGTAACGAGCAAACATAACCCAGTCTTTTTCTGCACACCACGGTCCCGATGGAAACTTTTCCGGGTCTTTGTAAGCTAAAGGACCCGCTTTGAGAACATAACCCACTTGTGTTGAAACTTGCCCTTCTTCCACTACTTGATCCGGAAGTAAAATACCACCCTCTGTTTTCCCTTTACCTCTGTAAGGCAAAATAAGAAGCCTCCAGCCGGTAGGAGCCGGCATCCGGTCCAGTAACGGCGTGTCAATTAAAGAAGGGTCTAGCACTCTCTCTGAGGGCTCTATGTAAGTTTTTTCTAAACCATTTTCACTCATCTTCTTTGTCCTGCCTGCTTAAAAGATCTTTTATTTCGTTTTCAATATATTCTAAAGCGTCCATTTCACCCATCAACTGTTTGTAGTGTTCCATGTTTTTGACAGTGTTAAAT